CGCATCACCGGGCGCATCAAGCTCCAGGAGTGGGCGCCGCCGCCGTCCGCCACGGAGACGCGCACCGCCGGCACCGGCCCGGCCGTGGGCCCGGAGGCGAGGGCCGGCGCGCAGACGCCGCCTCCAAACCGCCCGGCGGGCACCGACGCCCGGAGCACGCCCGTCAACGCCACCACCCGGCAAAGCCGATGATCGATCGTCCCTACCTGGAGCACCTGACCCGCGACGGCGAGCGGTGGGACCAGATCGCCCTGGCGTACTACGGCGATCCCCACCTGTATGGGCCGCTGGTGGCGGCCAACCCGGAGGTGGCCATCACCCCGCTGCTGGACGCCGGCGTGCTGCTGCGCGTGCCCGTGCTGGACCGCGCCGAGGCCGAGCCCCGCACCGACCCGGCGCTGCTGCCGCCGTGGAAGCGATGAGGCCGTTCCAGATCGCGCCGGACGCGGCGCCGGGCGGGCCGGTGCGCACGCCGGTGTGGCGGCTCGGCATCGCCGGCAAGGACGTCACGCGCGAGGTGTCGCCCTTCGTGCTCTCCGTCACCTACACCGACCACGCGTACGGGCAGAGCGACGACGTGCAGATCACCGTGGAAGACCGCGACGGGCTGTGGCGCGGCCCCTGGCTGCCCGACCGGGGGAGCACCCTCACGCTGCAGCTGGGCTACGAGGGCGGCACGCTCATGGACTGCGGCCGGTTCCAGGTGGACGAGGTGGAAGCCTCCGGGCCGCCCGACGTGGTCTCCATCCGCGCGCTGGCGGCGGGGCCGCTGCCCGCCCTGCGCACGCGGCGCAACAAGGCGTACGAGGGGCAGACGCTGGCGCAGGTGTGCGGGGCCGTGGCGGACCGCCACGGGATGACCCTGCTGGCCCCGCCCGGCGGCGCCGCCGTGGACCGCATCACCCAGCAGGACGAGAGCGACCTCGCCTTCCTGGACCGGCTGGCGGCGGAGAACGGCTACGCCTTCTCCATCCGGGGCGAGCAGCTCGTCTTCCTCACCATCGACGAGCTGGAGCGGGCGGGGCCGAAGCTCGATCTGGAGCGCACGGAGTGCCGCGGCTTCCGGATGAAGACCACCACGCACGAGGTCTACCGGCAGTGCGAGGCCACCTACCAGCACCCGGCTACCAAGCGCACCATCCGCAAGACGGTGGACGCGCCCGGCGTGGAGACCGGCGACGTGCTCAAGGTGCGCATCCGCGTGGACAGCGAGGCCGAGGCGGAGGCCCGCGCCCGGGCGGCGCTGCGGCGCGCCAACGCCGGCGCCAACCCGGCCAGCGTCACCGTGGAGGGCGATCCGCGGCTGGTGGCCGGCATCAACGTGAAGCTGAACGGGTGGGGCGCCTTCTTCGACGGCGTCTACCACGTCGCCAGCTCGGTGCACCGGCTGAGCCGCGGCGAAGGGTACGTGACCGAACCCGAACTGAGGAAGGTGCCGTGACCATGCTTCGCATCGGCCGCGTGAGCGGGGTGGAGCCGGCCACCTGCCGCGTGCGGGTGGCGTTCGAGGCGGACGAGGAGCTGGTGAGCTTCTGGCTCCCCGTCCTCCAGCGCCGCACCCTGGGCGACCGCAGCTACTGGATGCCCGAGGTGGACGAGCAGGTGGCCTGCCTGCTGGACGAGCACGCCGAAGACGGCTACGTGCTGGGCGCCTTCTACTCGCGCGCCGATCCGCCTCCCGTGTCCAGCGCGGACCGGGCGCACGTCGCCATGAAGGACGGCGCCGTCGTGGAGTACGACCGCGCCGCGCACCGGCTCACGGTGGACCTGCGGGCAGCGGCGGGCGACGTCGTCCTGCTGGTCCCCGCGGGCAAGAACGTCCACGTGGGCGGGGAGGGCGGCAGGCAGCTCGCCACCGTCGACTTCGTGAACAACGTGTACCTCAAGCACGTGCATCCCACCCCGGCGGGGGCCAGCGGGCCGCCCATCGCCACGGGCACGGAAGCGCAGTGGCCGCAGGTAACGCAGAAAGGAAGGAGCGAGTGAGATGGCACTGAACGCATCCGCCCTGGCGGGGAGCATCGAATCCGCCATCCAGGGCTACGCGGGCGCCGGCAACACCACCGCCCAGGCGGGCGACCTGGCCCGGGCCATCGCGACCGCGGTGGTCAACCACATCGCCACGAGCGGCACCGTCGTCGGGGTCTGCCCGTCCGGCGGCGGGCCGCTCGCGGGAGGGAAAATCGTATGAGCAGCCACGAAGTCCGTCTGGACCGCATCACCTCGGCCGACTGGAGCCCGCGCCTGGGCGCCACCGGCGCGGTGGTGGAGGGCGCCGAAGACGTGGAGCAGTGCATCCGCATCATCCTGGGCACGCCGCGCGGTACCGTGCCGCACCGCCCCGAGCTGGGGTGCGACCTGTGGCGATACCTGGACCTGCCGCTGGACCGCGCGCGCCCCCTGATGGTGCGCGAGGCGGTGGAGGCGGTGCAGCGGTGGGAGCCGCGCGCCGAGCTGGTGAGCGTGGCCGCCGCCCCCGACCCCGGCGACCCGGCCGCGCTGGTGCTGGAGGTGGTGTACCGCCCCCGCGCCGCCGGCGCCGCCGAGCGCACCCTGGCCGTGAGCGTGGCCCGGTGAGCGCCCCCTTCGCTCCCCCGGAGCTGATCGAGCGCGACCCGGCCGTCATCGAGGGGGAGATGGTCGCCCTGTTCGAGCAGATGACGGGGCGCACCCTTCACCCCGCGCAGCCCGAGCGCCTGTTCATCTCGCTGATGGCGTACCGCGAGACGCTGGTGCGCATGCAGATCCAGGACGTGGCGCTGCAGAACACCGTGGCCTTCGCGCGGGCGCCCATGCTGGACTTCCTGGGCGAGCTGGTGGGCACGGAGCGGCTCCCCGCCACCCCGGCCGTCGCCACGCTGCGCTTCACCCTGGCGGCCCAGCAGGCGTCGGCCGTCACCGTGCCGGCGGGGACGCGCGTGCAGACGGCGGACGGGCGGGCCACCTTCGCCACCCGCGCCGCGCTGGTGATTCCCGCGGGCGACACCACCGGCACCGTGGGCGCCCGGGCCACCGTGGCGGGCTCGGCGGGCAACGGGTACGCGGCTGGGACGGTGTCCGCCATCCTCGATCCCGTACCGTTCGTGGCGGGCGCCGCCAACGAGGGGCCCACCGACGGCGGCGCGGACGTGGAAGACGACGAGCGCTACCGCGAGCGGGTGCGCCGCGCGCCCGAGACGTTCAGCGTGGCGGGCTCGGTGGAGGCGTACCGCTTCCACGCCCTTTCCGTGAGCAGCGCCATCACGGCCGTGGCCGTCACCAACCCGCTGATGGGGGTGGTGAAGCTGCACGTGCTCACCGACGCCGGACCCGCTTCCGACGAGCTGCTGGACCGGGTGCTCGCCGCCGTCAGCTCGGACCGGGTGCGCCCGCTCAGCGACACGGTGGTGGTGGACCGGCCGGTGGAGGTGCCGTACGCCATCGAGGCCACCGTGCGCGTGCTCACCGCGGCGGACAGCCAGGCCACCCTGGACGCGGCCCGCGCCGCCGCCCTGGCCTACGCCGCCGACCGGCGCGCGGGGCTGGGGCGCGACGTGGTGCCCAGCCAGCTGGTGGCGGCGCTCTCGGTGCGCGGCGTGTACGACGTCAAGCTGCACCAGCCGGGCGTGGAGCCCGTGCCGGTTCCCCCCAGCGGGTGGGCCAACTGCACCGGCGTCGTCATCCACAACGGGGGCAAGGCCGATGGCTGACGAGCGCCTCCTTCCCCCCGGGATCCGGGACGAGCGCTTCCGCGCCTTCCTGGCGCTGCTGGAGCGCTGGGACGACATCGACCTCCTCCCCCTCCTTCCCAACCGGGTGGACACCGCGCCCGCCGCGCTGCTCTACCCGCTGGCCTGGCAGTTCGGGGTCACGGGGCTGGCCGGGTGGGACCTGGCCGACACCGAGGCCAAGCGGCGCGAGCTGATCCGGCGCGCCGTGGAGCTGCACAGGCGCCGTGGGACGCCGTGGGCCATCCGCGAAGCGTTTCGCGCGGTGGGGTTTCCGGATCTCCGCATCGAGGAGTACTACGGCCGGGCGCGCCGCAACGGCGTGCTGCGCCGCAACGGGCAGACGTACCGCTCGCCGGGCGGCGCATGGGCCGACTTCGCCCTGGTGGTGGAAGAGGCATCCGACCGCCGCCTCATTACACGCGAAGTGCGCGACCTGCTGCTGGCGATCGCGCGGGTGTGGAAGCCGGCGCGCAGCCGGCTGTCGGACCTCCGCTTCACCGGGTACCGGCACGACGCGCGGTACCGCCGGGACGGCACCATGCTGCGCTCGGGCATCTGAACCAACGGACTACCGGATCATGGCAAACCTCGTGGAAAGCTCCCTCTGGGAGCCCGGCATCTACCAGTGGGAAACCAGCGACCCCGTGGAGGGCGGAGCGAACGGCAAGGACAACGTCCCCACCCGCCAGCTCGCCAACCGCACGCGCTGGCTGCTGGACAACCTGGTGCGCAACGCGGGCGCGGTGCCTTCGGTGCAGGCGGGAACCGGCGCCGCACGGCCCGCCGCGGGCACCGCGGGGCGGCTGTACGTGGTCACCGACGCCACCCCGCTCCCCCGCATCGACCGCGACACCGGCACGGCGTGGACCGAAGGCGTGGGCGGGCCGCAGTTCGGGGCCAACGCCAACGGCCAGTACCTGCGCTGGGAAAACGGCGTGCAGCTCTGCTGGGGCAGGGTCATCGGCTTCGGCGAGCTGGAAAGCAGGCTGAACTCCGTGGCCTGGACGTATCCGGCGGCGTTCGTCGACGTCCCCATCGTCCTGGTGGCGGGAGCCAGCAACTTCAACGGCACCCCGGTGCTGGCCACGTCCTTCAACCCGTGGAAGACCGGCACCACCGTGTTCGTGCACATGCCCAACGGCCGGCCCAACTACACGTCGGCGGAGTGCGCGGCCGTCGGGAGGTGGAAGTGAGAGTCCGGTACGCCCCCCAGTACAGCCCCGGCTCCACCGTGAGCTACACCTTCTCCGGCGAGAGCGTGACCGCCACGATCGACGGTGTGAGCGACACCTTCGACCTGTCCGCGCTTCCCGAGGGCGCGGAGCTCACCGCGGTGGAGACGGAGCTGCCGGCCAACCCGCTGGTGTCGGCGCGCCGCGGCGGCGGTGTGCTGGAGGTGGTGCTCCTGCGCTGGTACGACGACGAAGACCACGAGGCCGTGCGCTGGCCGCAATGGGAGGAGGTCTGAGATGGCGAAGCTCGAATGGCGGGAGAGGGAAACGGGTGCGGGCGCCCCGGGAGCGGAGGCGCGCGAGGCCGCGCGGAAGCGGCTGGAGGCGGCCAACCCCGCCGCGCTCACCACCGTGGCGCAGCTCCGCGCCTACGTGATGGACCTGGCCACGGCGTCGGGGTTCGCACCGGCCCGCGGCGACGGGCCGCGCTGACCCGCACCACACACAAGGGAGTCACGGAACGCACATGGCAAACCTGGCAGAATCCTCCCTCTGGGAGCCCGGCATCTACCGGTGGGAGGACACCGACCCGCTGCAGGGCGGCGAGAACGGGATCGACAACGTGCCCACGCGGCAGCTGGCCAACCGCACCCGCTGGCTGCGCGACCGCGCGGTGCTGGACAACGAGCCCAAGACCATCTCGTCGCTACACACCTTTTCCGCGGGGCTGGTCACGGGGCTCATCCACCGCGGCACCGCGGACGGGGCGGACAACGGCGCCCTGTCGCTCGCCGGCGGCGGCGCGGCCGACACCGGACGCGGTGCGCACCTCGTGCTCAACGGCAACCAGACGGCGGCGGACGGCGGCCACATCAGGTACGTGGCGGGCTCAAAGGGACGCCACCGCTTCATCACCAACGACGGGGTCGCCACCTCGCTGGAAAAGCTGGTGATCGACCACGCCACGCCCATCCACGCCGTGGGCGGCCTCACCGTCTCGCAGACCAGCCCGGGCACCGGCGGCGGCTTCTTCACGCGCGCGGTGACGTACCCCACCGACGGCACGTACGGCGCGCTCTACTGCCCGGCGAACAACAAGCTCACGCTGGAAGTGGGCAACAACAGCAGCTACGGCGTCTGCCAGCTGATGCCGGGCGGCGGGTACGTGACGGTGGGCGCGGTCCCCTCGCTCGTGAACGCCTCAGCCGGCGACCTGGTGCTGGGCTGGAAGCGGCCGGTCCGGAACGTGATCGACACCGGCAACGACACCATCCCGCTCATCCACGCGGACA